CTATCAAATAATAAAAGAAAATGCACGTCAGTCTGGAACTGGTTATGCTGATATATCTAAAGGAATTGTTGAAGTAATTGATTTATTTTCTGTTACAGCAACTTTAGCAAATATTGCTAATAACACGTATACTTTACCATCAGATTATTATTTGATTAATAAAGTTTTATGTTTTGATACAGCTGGAACTACATATACTGGTGAAGCAGAAAGAGCTAGTCATAGTAAAATTACTTTATTAAACAATTCTAACTTAACAGCTCCAACTACTACATATCCTGCATACACAACAGAAGGGTCTGTATTAACTGTTTTTCCATCTACTATTACTGGCGCTAATCAAGTCAAAGCGCAGTATATAAGATATCCTTTAGCACCTGTATGGACATATTTAAACGTTACTGGAGGAGAGCCTGTTTTTGATGCTACTTCCGCATCTTATCAAGACTTTGAATTGTCGGCAGATTACGAGCCAGATTTAGTAGTTAAAATATTAGGATATGCTGGGGTATCAATTAGAGAAGAACAAGTTGTACAATATGCAAACACACAAGACCAACTAGAAAATAATTCAGAACAATAATGGCATACTTAGACGATTTTAAATATTACGAAAATAGTGGGGTAGAACCAAAAAATGCAAATTGGGGTTCTTATCAATACGTTAGTTTAGCTGATATAGTAAACAATTTTTTGTTAATGTATGACGGAAATCATTCATTAGTAAATAATGAAGAAAGATATAAAATTTTATTTCACGCAAAAAGAGCTATACAAGAATTAAACTATGATGCATTTAAAGAAATAAAAGTTTTAGAATTAAGTGTTGGAGAATTATTAAGATTTATTTTACCACAAGATTATGTTAATTGGGTAAGACTTTCTATGTTAGATGATAACGGAGTCTTAAGACCTTTAACAGAAAACATTCAAATTAATTCTTCGTCTGCATATTTACAAGACCAGGCTACAAATATTCTATTTGATGAGTTGGGTAATATTTTAAAACCAGAATTTTCAGAATTAGATTTTGATAGAATAAAACAAAAAGATAGAACAATGTATCTTAATCAAGGCGCAATGTTTGATGGTTTGCTTGGATACCAGCATAATGGGTGTTGGTACTTTGACTATTCTTATGGAAGGTCTATGTATGGATTAAATACTGAAACTGCTAATGCAAATCCTACATTTAGAATTGATTCTAAGAAAGGGGTTATAAATTTTAGCTCTAATATGAGAAATCAATTATGCATATTAGAATATGTTTCTGATGGAATGGAAGGTGGGATAGATAGCGAGATTACTGTCAACAAATTATTTGAAGATTATGTATACGCTTATATTCAATATGCTATATTAAATAGTAAATTAAATGTTCAAGAATACATCGTTAATAGAGCTAAGAAAAACAAAAGTGCTTTATTAAGAAATGCAAAGATAAGAATGAGTAATATACATCCAGGTAGACTCTTGATGAATATGAGAGGAAAAGATAAGTGGATAAAATAATATGGCTAAAACTTTAAGAAACTTTATACAAGGACGAATGAATAAAAGCGTTGATGAACGATTAGTTCCTCAAGGCGAATATATTGATGCGTTAAATGTTAGGCTTGGCTCTACAGAAAATTCTGAAATTGGTTCAGTAGAAAACTCAAAAGGTAATGAATTATTAATTACTCCAGAGTATCCAAGTGGAACTACATATGGTTTTAAAACACTAGGTTCTTTTGCTGACACTGCTAATGAAACTATTTATTGGTTTGTTCACGCAGATGCAACTGGTCTAGGAGCAACAAATGTTTTAGATATAGTTTTATCTTACAATATAATTTCTAAACTTACAACTTACCATATGATAAGTATTGATGATGGTAGTGGTACACAATCAACATTAAATTTTACAGACAAATATTTAATTAACGGAATTAATAAAGTAAATAATCTAATATTTTTTACTGACAATTACAACCCCCCTAGATTTTTTGACGTTACAAAAAACTATAAAAATCCTACAGCAGGTAATATTGACCAATTTACAGCAGAAGAAATTTTAGTTATTAAAAAGCCACCAATGGCTGCTCCATCTATAGAATTACTTAATATTGTAAATGATGAAACTTATTTAGAAGAAAGATTAATTTGTTTTGCTTATAGATATAGATATGCAAATGACGAATACTCTGCTACCTCACAATTTACCCAACCAGCT